CCCTACATGGGATATGTAGCGGCCTGTCTGTGTACTTAGCCAGTTTGCTACTTCACGATAACTGTATTGATTTACGTGGCTACGTGCCTTATCAAGTAAATCTAATTCAATCTGTATAGGTTGCAGAAGGTCGGGGTCTGCTTCATCCTGTTTGTATCCGAATGGTACTGTACGTGCAATACGTGGTATGGCTACCCATTCGTTCTGTTCTTTAATATCTGTTGGCTGTGGTAGCTTCCACTTGCCTATGCTTCTAGTCATTTGTTTCTACGGTTGTCCATTGTAGATAAAACCATGCCACCTTTGCGGAAATCCTGTGGACCAGTACGAGATTTAACAACACCACCTTTATTCATGTCACTGCCCATAGTATTTTTTACTATTTCAATTAACTCGTCTTTAGTTATGGACTTAAAATCAAAATCATCATCAGTATAACCCATATCATTTTTTACTAAACCTACTAAGCGTTTCTTAGAAAGTTTATCTACATTTTGTGAAGTAAGCCCTGCCATTACTCATCCTCCTCTACAATAGCTTTAGGTGGCATAAGCATGACACCCCCTGATGCTTCTACCTGCATCTTCTCAGTCTTAACCAAACCTGTGCGGTCAAGTAGTTCTTTCGCTGCAGCCATCTTATCGCGTATACCTAGTTCAGTTGGGTCATACAACCCACCTACCATAGCCATCGCTGCTTTCGGCGCATTACGTGCCATGTACATTTGAGTAGCCTCAAGTATCTCTTCTTTAAGACCTTTAACAATTTCTGAAGTACTAGAAGTGTCAGCATATCCTGCCAGTTTCTTTGCTTGCACCAAATCACCGCCAGCTTCTTCAAAGAGTACGTTGAGTAGTGTCTGTTGTTTGTCGGTAAGTTGTCTTGCCATTAATCTAATGCCTTCTTAATAAGATTTACTATTCTATACGGGTCAAGGAATTTTGTTTCTTTCTTTTTCTTACCTTTGTATGTTTGTCCTGAAGTACCTGCAGGACGAAATAAACCACCTTCACCTTTATATGTAGATTTGTATGTTTTAGCACTAGCCATCTAAAATTCTCCGTTATGCATTGCGTTAGCCAACTTAGTAGCCCGACCTTTTACTTGACTTGCCCATCTGGAATCTAACATTTCTTTTGCGGCGGTAGGGTAATCTTCTGCATGGATAGCTGCCCACATATTCTTAAACTTACATAGTCTAGGTACACCCATGTTAAACGCCATGTCTATGACAATAAGCTGACGTACAGCGTCCAGACTGTCCACGCAAGGGTGCGCACGTACCAGTTCCTCTTCGACTATCTGTACGTCATTCTCTGCTAGGTAGACCGCATCAGCTTCTGTGATACCCATTTCATAGACGACATCTATATTAGGTATGTCCATCCACTCTAGTTCTTCTTTAGTTATACCACGGTCTTCTAGGTTCCTGCCGATACCTATAGTATCAATCCCTAATGTATCCTTATACACCTGTAGCCTTAGACCCTCGCTTACTACTAGCTTGTCTATCAGGTCTTGTCGATTGTACTTCATTCTCTTTACCCTCGTGATTCATCCATACCGCAAATGCACCTGTCATGGCCCCCGTGACTACACTCACTAGTGCCGCTTGTTGACTTGTCGGGTCTTGCAGTGTCATAAACCACTCCACTACTCTCCACGCCGATATTGACATCATTAGCATCATTAGTCGTGGAATCAGTTTCCACTCTAGTATCTTCTGTGCTGCCATTATTTTTTCTTGCCCATTCCACCACGACTGTATGCTGGCGTAGATTCAAAAGCTGTTAGAAACGCACCAACTAATGGTATAGACCGAAGACCCACTTTTTTTGCTATTTCTTTTGCTGTGTTCTTTGTTGCACCTTTAAGAATACTTTTTTGTTCTTGTATGAGTGCTTTCCGTACTTTCTTATTCTTGTCACTTAAATTTGAAGGTTTAATGTTTTGCAATCTATCTAATTTAGTTTGTGCGGCTGTAGCATTAGCTTGATTACGCATAGAAACAGTTTTTGTTTTTCTATCCTGTACTCGCTGCTGTTCTTTCTTTTTAATTTCTTCACTTCGTTTTTGTCTTGGTGACTTTTTTGTTGACAGGGCTGTAGCACCTGCGGCTGCTGCTGCAGTACCTGTAACCATAGCCGCACCACTTTTATTTTTTTCGTTTGCCATTATTATTTCTTTCCAAAGAATTTTGTTGCACTACGAACTCCAAAAGAAGCCGCAACGATAACTCCAAGTGAGTACTGATACCATTCAGGCATCTCGTTGAGCCTTGCAAAACCATTTGCTACTACATCTTCCATGCCCGGTACAAATGCTAAGATAAGCGGTATACTAAATAAGATAGTCAGCCACTCATCTTTCCACGAGTTAGATGACCCTTTAGCCATCTCCAAGTCCCAATCAATTTCGCCAGTAGCTTTCTTCTGCATGACTACAGCTTCAGCCTGTGCTTTAGCTACCTTAGTCTGTGCATTAGCTTTTGTCTGTTCGACTTTGCCTGACATCCATGTGCCAGCTATTTCTGCAATAGGTCCAATAAGTAAATTAAGCATTAGGCTCCCCGTCTGAACTTCGCGGTTTTCTTTGATATCGCTTTAGGCTGCTTGACGAATTGCTTACCAGCAGCAGTTCCTTTTCTTTTAGCAGCGGTGGTGGACGCATACTCCGAAGACGAGAGGGCTTTAATAGCTGATGCCGGAAGATAACGCTCCCCTGTTTGCTTGGAGGGTTTGCCACTCTTGGTTCTCCAGTCTTGCTTGGTCCAGTTAGCTAAACTTTTTTGAGGCTTTTTCATAGTACAGTTATACCACTTATAATTATGTTTGTCAAGTAAATAATGAATATGCCATTGCTGATGCAGTCAAGGCAAATACAAGGAAGCCTATGCCCATTGCAACAATACCAGCTATTACTATTGTAATTTTTATATTTTCCATAATTTCATTTTGTCTTGCTATAGCTTCTCGCCTAGCTTTAAGTGCAGCTTCTCTTGCTTCTTGTATACGCTTCTGCCTCTCAGCTAATATACCTTTCCATGTACCATGCCCAAATCGCATGTCTACCATAGTGGCTACTTCTTGCAGTTTCTCTGCTGCTATCTTGGAATCAATGACATCACGTGCTACGTTGTTTACCCCAAACTGGTCTGTTATACCTACACCAGCTTTCTTAGCACGTTCTTGTTGAATCTGTTTTTCGCCAGCAAATAGATTATCTATATGTCCAGCTATATCACTTATATCATTAGCGGTGTTAATAGCACTTTTAATGCCATCTACTGCACTTTTTACAAGTGCTATACCTGCGAGGGTTTCGGCAATCATTGTTGGTTGGTTCCTACTTGGGTTGAGGTCTACATACTGCAGTTATCTTTTTTCTTTTACCGCCCCCTGCCGGAACAGATTGTTGTCGGGACAATCTTTCAGCAAAGTATAGGCATCTATCCATGTCTATAAATTTCTGTGTTTTATCTATTACGTTTGCACCTAAGTATACATATAGCACAAATACAATCATTCTTCTACTATTTCTAAAATGCTGCCAGTGTCTTCATCTATTTTAACTTTAAGTTCTTTGCATGACCATTTCTGGTCAAAGTTATGAGTTACGCCTGTGTTTCGTTTTATTTTACGCCGCACCGATAAACACTGAGATAAAGATTCATACGGGGTGTACTCTACCTTTTCACTACCCATAGTTAACAGCAATACAAAAGTAAGTTCAATCATCTCCGTTTCTTAGCTTCTCTATGTTATCTTCTAAGTTCGTAATACGCTTTTCGTAAAACTCTAGCGTTAGTTTTTGCTGTTGGTCGTAGGGTGCTTTGCCGTCTTCTATTTCGTTCTGTAGTTTTTCTAGTTCACTGGCTATGTGTTCAATAAGCATGAACTGTTCACTGTCGGCTGGCAAGCTGCCCATCTCACCACGAGGCCACTTAATACGGAACTCCGTGTTCTGTTCCAAGTCTGCCTTCATCATAGTGAGGTTAGTTTCTAATTGATTCAGGCGTTCTATAATACCAAAGTATGCCCACGTTGCTACAGATGCAGCAGCCACCATACTTATTATGTTACGTAATGGTAACGCAACTTCAGTATTCTCGTTCAGCTTTGTAGCCATTATTCAATACCTAGTACCCTAGATAGTCCAAATACTTCTAGCAGCATAAAGGTAAAGAACAGTAGAAGAATGCTACCAGCTATTAGTTTACCACTAAAGTTTGTTGAGCCAATACGTATAGCAATAAATTCATTGCCTAATATTCTCAATACAAGTTCAAAGCTGTTTTCATTTATACTCAGGGCTACAGGCTTTTCTGTATCACTCATTCTCTTTATCCATTCCAACACAGAAACATTTCGCATCAGGATTACTAAACCCGTGTTCCGTTACAGCCACATGGCAGCTAGACATCCATTTATGTGCATCATGTACTGCTACACTTATTTCTACTGCATTTGCAGAAATAACACAGAACATGACTACGCTAAGACTTATAGCCACCACCAGCAGCCTTGTATGCTTTGGCTAACATCTGCGCCTTACGTGCAGACCACTGACCCGGATTACCGCCTTTGCCACCAGCCTTGATACGATTAAACTGTTGCTTTCTCATTCCGGGCTTACT